ATGACTGGCACGACATATCGTCCTGGCCACAGATACCCGGCGCAGATGCGATTGAAAAAAGGCGCCTTGCAAAGCAGGAAGACCCTACGACCAAGCATGGCATAGTCGGTGCATTCTGTAGGGCATATACCATACAAGAGGCAATGGAGAAGTTCATACCAGGTATGTATGAGCCTACGGAGGACACTAACCGCTACACCTATACAGGTGGTAGTACAGCAGGCGGTGCAGTTATCTATGATGGCGACCTCTTCCTCTTCTCGCACCATGCTACAGACCCTTGCAGCGGTCAGCTGGTCAACGCATGGGACCTAATAAGACTGCACATGTATGGTGATAGAGACGACGGAGCTAAGGAGGGTACTCCTACCGCTAAAATGCCGTCATACCTCGCTATGAAGACTCTAGCCGCTAACGATAAGGCCGTAACCGATATCATGGCTAGAGAGCGTATCGAGGCGGCTAATGAGGCATTTAAGGAAGATAACTTATTACCTATAGCAGAAGAGGACATCGACACTGACTGGATATCGAAGCTCGCACTAGACTCTGGCGGACAGATTAAAAAGACTATCAACAATGCGGTGATGATACTCGAACATGATCCATTACTTAAGGACAAGATAGCCATTGACGAGTTCGCCAATCAAGGTGTCGTGCTAGGAGCACTGCCATGGGACAGCGGAACTGATCAGAGGCCTTGGACGGATAACGATGATGCTAATTACGCGAACTACATGGAACTCTACTACGACATCAAGGGCAAGGACTTACTCAGTAATGCACTCACTATCGTATCCGGCAAGCACAAGTTCAACGATGTTAGGAAGTACCTACGTAGCCTTAAGTGGGACGGAGTTAAGAGATTAGACACACTACTAATCGACTACCTAGGCGCAGAGGATAACCCATACACAAGGGCTGTTATGCGTAAGTCATTATGCGCAGCCGTAACTAGAGCTATGCGGGATTTCGTCAAATATGACTACATGCCGATACTTGCAGGACCGCAGGGAATAGGTAAGAGTACGTTCTTATCTACTATAGGTAAAGCATGGTTCAGTGACTCACTAACCACGTTCGAAGGCAAAGAGGCAGCAGAGCTTATACAAGGTGTATGGGTAGTGGAGGTCGGAGAGCTAACAGCGATGAACAGACAAGAGGTTAATGCAGTTAAGCAGTTCCTATCTAAGGTAGATGATATATACCGTGCACCATATGGGCGCAGGACAGCCAGATATCCTCGTAGGTGCGTTTTCTTCGGAACATCTAACGAGGTTGAGTTCCTTAAGGATGACACGGGAAATCGCAGATTTTGGCCTATTGATGTAGGCGACTATGAACCAACTAAATCAGTATGGGACGATCTTCCGGGCGAAGTCGACCAGATATGGGCAGAGGCTTATACCCACTACTTATTAGGTGAAAAACTCTTCCTTCCTCGAGAGATAGAGGCAATAGCTATGGAAGTGCAAGACGAACACAGCGACTACTCCGCGCTTGAAGGTAACATACGAGATTACCTTGAGACTAAAGTGCCTACTAACTGGTTAGATATGACTGTACAGGAACGCAGGATGTTCCTTAACGGTAACGCAGCATATGAGGGCGAACTTGAACCAATGGACAGAGTGTGTATAGCACAGATATGGGCTGAGTGTCTTAATGGAGATATCAAGTACCTAAAACCACAAAACAGGAACGAGATAGCGAGGGTATTGAGGAAGATACCTGGTTGGGAAAAGGTCAGAACAAACATAAGATGTGGTCCGCACGGGAGACAAAAAGGGTTCAAAAGGGCGTCAACCATTTAGTAAAAAGAGCGGTTGACAACAAAAACGGTTGACAAAGCGACGTCAACCGCAAAAAGAGGGTTGACACGCAAGTTGACACTTGCAGTTGACACTAAAACCCTTGAAAAACTAATAATTAAATCTATTTGTCAACTGTGTCAACCAAAAACCTATAAGAAATAAAAAATATAGAGTGAATACGGTCTATAAATCCTATAAATTCTATAAATCCTATATTTTAACCTTTATATATATATTATTGGTTGTCAGTTGACGAGTTTGAGGAGGCGCAAAAATGTTTATTGACGCAGAAAAATGGCTTGCTAAATATCTAGAGGATGGCAAGCCTCACGAGATAAAGAAATTAAGAGATGACGCTAAAAGATACGGGCTTCTTAAATCCGATTTAACACAGGCACGAAAAGCTATAGGCGGGGTAGTAACAGAGTCGGAATTCTCCGCAGAGAAAGAATGTGCAGTGTGGTATTGGAGGCGCAAAAATGCTTGAGAAAGACATAGAGAAATTATTCAGAGATGAAATAAAGAAAGCAGGTGGCAAAGCATATAAGTTCACCAGCCCAGGAAACGACGGTGTGCCTGATAGGATCGTGATGCTGCCCGGAGGACAAATAGTGTTCGTAGAACTTAAGACGGACACGGGCAAACTATCAAAACTACAAGAGCTACAGTGCAGACAGATTGCTGAACTAGGGCAGACTGTTAGAGTGTTACACGGACTGTCAGAGGTTCGGGACTTCTTCCTAGAGTTCGGACTAGAGACTGCAGCATACAGGCTAGAGCGAAGACTTGGGAGGTGATAGGAGGTGGAATATACACCACATGAATACCAGAGGCACTGCATTAACCGCATTGTTGACACACCTAGACTAGGGCTGTTCCTGGATATGGGACTTGGAAAAACTTCGATAGTGCTATCAGCGGTCAAGGAACTTAAGTATAACCGCTTCGCAGTATCCAAGGTGCTTGTCATAGCACCTAAGAAGGTTGCAGAGGGTACGTGGTCGAAAGAAAAAGACAAGTGGGATCATACGAAGTGCCTACGCATCAGCAGGGTACTAGGCAGTGAGAAAAAGCGAATAAGGGCACTATATGAGACAGCTGATATTTATATCATTAACCGCGAAAATGTGGTGTGGTTAGTCGATTTCTACAGGAATGATTGGCCGTTTGACATGGTTGTCATAGACGAATCGTCTAGCTTTAAAAGTCATAAGGCGAAGAGATTCAAAGCACTATCAGCGATGGCACCAAGGATTAAGCGAATTGTAGAGCTGACGGGAACACCATCACCTAACGGACTAGCTGACCTATGGGCACAGCTGTATCTCCTGGATGAGGGCGCAAGGCTGGGCACAAGGTATGCAGGATTCCGAGAGAGATATTTCGATGCAGGACCGAGGCACAACGGTATTGTGTACAAGTACAGCGTTAAACAGGGTTCAGAAGAGGCGATACTAAGCGCCATATCGGATATATGTGTGTCCATGAAGGCTAGCGACTACTTAGAGCTTCCAGACTGCATAATGCACGAGATACCCGTTGAGTTAGATCCAAAAGCGGCTAAAGCCTATAGAGAACTGGAGCGAGAGATGGTACTTGAACTTCCGGACGACGAAGTAACAGTTACGAGTGCGGCCGCACTATCAAACAAGCTACTACAACTAGGTAACGGCGCAATCTATGGAGAAGACCACAGTGTACACGAGGTGCATGGGTGCAAGATAGAGGCTTTTATGGAGCTTATCGAGAGCCTTAGCGCATCGGGTAAGAGCGCACTAGTCTTTTATAACTATCAGCACGATAGAGAGCGACTACAGAAGGCACTAGCCAAGACCGGACTAGTCGTGAGAGAGCTTAAGACGACAGAGGATGAGGACGACTGGAACGCGGGAAAGATAGATATACTGCTTACGCATCCGGCATCATCAGCATATGGACTTAATCTACAGCAAGGAGGTAATCACGTTGTTTGGTTCGGTCTCAACTGGAACTACGAGCTATACACGCAGGCGAATAAGAGACTGCATAGGCAAGGTCAAACGGAGAAGGTTATCATACACCACCTAGTGTGTGAGGGGACGAGAGACGAGGATGTTATGGCAGCGCTAGCGAGGAAGGACGATGTACAGCAGTTCGTCATGGACTCGTTAAAAGCACGAATTAAGAGAATCAAGGAGGCACAAAATGGCTAAATGGATTTTAAGCGCAGAGTCCTACGGGGCATTTAGGCATACGAAAGAGTATATACCCGTTCCGAATCCGTACGGGGTAACAGTAATTACGGAGCGAGAGGCAATTAGAGTAATTAGCGGTTGCCGTTGGGCGACTAGAGGGCATTACGTGTATGCGAGAGACCACAAGTCGATTAGGTTTGACACACTGCGAGAGGCTCAGCGATATGCAGAGCAGTTAGGAGGTGCAGAATGATTAACGAGGATTTGAAGTACATAGCTGACCACTACGGGCTAGAACACCAATTAGGGAAGTGTAAGGAGGAGTTAGTCGAACTTATAGAGGCTATCGATTCAGCGAATGACGAGGCGATTATCGAGGAGATAGCAGACGTTGAGATCATGACAGAACAACTAAAGCAACTTATGTGCGCCGATAGAGTCGTTGAGCTTTACAAGGACTATAAAATCGCTAGACAGCTTAGACGAATAACAGAGGGGCCTTCGTTGCAAGATCCAGAAAACTGTAAAGAATTATATGAAGCAGGCAAAGACTTTTCTGCAGGTTTTGTGCAAGGTATATTAAGCACCGTAAAGGAGCAGAGTCATGAGCACGATAACTAAAGAGGAGCTACTACGAATCCCAAAGCTACGTAAGCACATTAAACGTACAAGGATGCGAATAGAACTTTATGAGAGCAAAGCGGAAGGTGGCGCCATAGAGTACAAGGAGAAGGTGCAATCGGGTGTGTGCGACTCAGCAAGTGAGTGTCTGTGTGCTGCGGTAGATTTGCAGCAGGAGCTTAACAGCAATCTTCTAGAACTTAATGCATTAGTGTGTAAGGCTTATGATTTTATGAGGACATTTGATGATGTGTTTCTTCGCGATATTGTTTATGCTAGATACATAGTGGGACTTGAGTGGAAGGACGTAGCTAGTACATTTGGGTATTCTAATCAACGGATTTTCCAGAAACACCGCGAAATTTTAAAAAAATTATAGTTGATTATAGTTGATTATAGTAGGTTCTCTGATTTATGGTATAATCAAGCAAAGCTGGAGAGGGGGTAGAGAAGGACCTCTCACAGCAACGCTTGAAACGAATCCATTTACAGTCAAACTTAATAAGGTGTTGCCCGGTACCAGTTGGTATCGGGTTTTCTTTTGTGATATAAAAAAACAATTGGTAAAAGTACCTGAAACGTGATACACTTTACCAAAACAATAGGAGGTAAGGGAGTCATGACAAAGAGGACTGTTTTTGATGTGGCTGATTGGTTTTTAGGTAAAGATAGCATGAGCCCTAAGAAACTCCAGAAGATAGTTTATTATGCTTATGCATGGGTTCTGACTTTGATGAACGAAAGTGAGAATGATTTAGATATTAAATTATTTGATTCTCGAATAGAGGCTTGGGTTCATGGACCTGTAATCCCTGAGCTTTATCATAAGTACAAAAGAAACGGAGGGAGTATAATTCCTCAAAAGAGCGATGTTCCCAATTTTGAGGAGGATATAAAAGACATACTGGATCAAGTTTGGGAGGTATATGGCGGATATACAGGAAACCAACTTGAAAGTATTACGCATCAGGAATCTCCATGGATTGAAGCTAGGGGGAATTGTTCTCCTGTAGAGATATGCACTAACGAAATCACTGACAAAAGCATTTATCGTTGTTATGTGGAGAGAGTTGTATAGTGTATGTCTAAAAAGAATAAACATGTTGTTAATACATTTACGCAAGATGTTTCATCTAAAATAACACAAGATAAAAACGCCGAAAAGAATGTCAAAAACGAGTATGTTTTTAACAATCCTGCAGTTTTGGCTTTTGATTATTCTTTTGAGGGTTTGTATTACTCGGTAAAACTTTCAAATAATAGGTTTAATAATTTTTTGAAAAGCGAAAAAGAGTTTGTTGAAAAATTTCGGCAAATTAGAAAAGTAAGTACAACGTTAAGTGGTGAAAAGTTTACAGAGCTCTTACGGCGAAGAAATACACATTGTCATGAAATTGATAAAAAGAAAAAGGAAATTGTGCTTACCTGTATAGGAAGGGCTTTAGCTGCAGTTGGTAAAACGGACAATATACAAGAGCAAATAGATCATCAGTTTGGAGATGAGCCAATTTATCAAATTGGATTAGACAAAGGAGTTCGATTGATTGGCACGCACGATGCGGGTCTTGGTATTTTTAGAGTTTTTCTGATTGATTATCACCATGATTTATATCCGGATGAAAAAAGAACGAAACACGGCAGTAAAGAATTGAAGTTTTGCCCGATGAAAAGCGATTAAAACACAAAGCAAAAAGAGTCCTTCGGGGCTCTTTTTTAGTACTTACAAAACAAACAAAGGGAAGAGGTGAGGCTGAATGCCAAAGGCGAGGAATCCTAAAGCAGATGAAGCCGAGGCTCTATATAATAAAGGCTTTAAGCTTATAGAGATATCTAAACAGATGGAATTACCAGAAGGCACTGTAAGGCGATGGAAGAGTGTTTATAACTGGGATGGCGAACGTTCGAATAAAAAGAAAGCGAACGTTCGTAAAAGCAAAGGCGCGCCTCGAGGCAATCAAAATGCAAAAGGTGCGGGCGCTCCTAAAAAGAATACCAACGCCGAGAAGTACGGATTCTTTTCGAAGTATCTACCTGAAGAAACACTCGACATCGTGCAAGCTGTTGAGCGAGCTAATCCACTTGACCTATTGTGGCATCAGATACAGATTGCTTATGCTGCCATTATCAGGGCGCAGAGGATTGCGTATGTAAAAGATAAAGATGATAAGACAATTGAACGAGTCGAGGAGAGAGACGGCACTGTTTACGGTGAAAAATGGGAAGTGCAGCAGGCGTGGGACAAACAGAATAACTTTCTCAAAGCTCAGGCAAGGGCTCAAGGAGAATTGCGGAGCTTAATCAAGCAGTATGATGAGATGCTACACCGTGATTGGGATATGGCGACAGAAGAGCAGAAGTCACGCATAGATTTAATCAAGGCTCAGACTGCTAAAGCAAAGGGAGACGATGGCGCAGATACTTACCAAGATGATGGATTTATCGATGCACTTAAGGGCGAGGTTACAGACGTATGGGAAGACTAGCGCAAGTATTTAGGTTTCAACCGTTTAGCAGGAAGCAGAAGCAGGTGCTTACGTGGTGGCTTCCAGAGTCACCCGTGCAAGATAAGAACGGCATTATTGCGGACGGGGCTATCCGTTCGGGCAAGACCGTATCAATGGCGCTATCTTACGTCATGTGGTCAATGGAGACGTTTAGCGGCGAGAACTTCGGTATGGCTGGTAAGACTATCGGTGCGTTTAGGCGTAACGTTTTAAAACCGCTTAAGCTGATGCTCTTTGCTAGGGGCTATAAGTTCAAGGATCATAGAGCTGATAACCTACTCGAGGTAAGACGCAACGGCGTAACGAATTATTATTACATCTTCGGCGGTAAGGACGAACGCTCACAGGACCTTGTGCAGGGTATTACGCTCGCTGGGTTCTTCTTTGACGAAGTCGCACTTATGCCGGAGAGCTTCGTTAACCAGGCTACCGCTCGTTGCTCGGTTGAGGGGTCTAAGTGGTGGTTCAATTGCAATCCGGATAGACCGCGCCATTGGTTCAAGCTTAACTGGATTGACAAGGCGGAAGACAAAGACCTTATATACATACACTTC